TCTTCGCGCCGACTCTTGTAGCTGCGTCCGATACTGACCGTGATGCCGTAGCGCCCTTTCCGCAGATCGTAGAGTTCGACCGGCCGTCCAGACGGCGGTGGCGGCAGCAGCCCCATTGGTGGTGCCCCAGGCGGCATTGGTGGTGCTCCAGGCGGCATCGGTGGGCCACCGGGAGCCATCGGGAGACCGCCCGGTCCCATCGACGAACCGCCAGAAGGCAGAAGAGCGGCGTCGGGGACCATCGGGGGTCCCCCTGGACCCATCGGTGGCCCGCCCATGCCCATGGGGCCACCCGGCGGCATCGACGGCGGGCCTGGGGCGGGGATCGGGCGTTGTGTCTGCGGGTCACGCCGGAACGGCGCGTTCAGCATGACAGTCTGGGGTTCGTCCTCCAGGTCGAGAATCCGCGCAATCCGACCGGGCCGGTCATAGATATGCGGGATCAGGTCGAGGATGACTTTGGCTTCGTACGTCAGGCTAATCTCGGCCAGGTTGTCGATGAAGTGGCTGCTGCCGCTATCGTGCTGATTCTGGAGCGCGAGAATCGCCTTCCCACTCTTCGCGGCCGGGGTCTGTTGCCCGAGGGCTGACTCGTACGCCCCGGTGCCTTCGTGGATAAATTCGCGGGCCTGCTGCAATAGCAACATGCTGGGGCCGAGCCGGGACGCGTCCACCTGGGTCCGCTGCGGTGGGGGCGCGGGCTGGCCATTGAGACTGACAGGGCTATAGCGCAAGTAGGGAAAATTCCGCACGTTCGAGAGCTGCCATTCCTGCTCGTGGCCTTCTTCTTGCCCCTCCACCATCATGTAGGGCGCTTTGGTCTCTAAACTCGACATCTCGACGGCGGACGACGCGCTGTAATTCAGCAGGCGCACGGCGTCTTTGTTGGGTTCGATCATGCCGACGTAGCGGCGTTCCTGGCCAAACGGGATCAGCTCACGGCCAATGACCGGAATAACGGGAATGTAGCGCCCGTCCATCTCCTGCTTGGGTTCCAGTTCCTCGACGGCGTTGATCGTGCTCCAGTAGAGGGTCGGCGTGCGTTCGACGCGCTGTCGGGCGTCCCGTCCCTCGCGTGGCGTGCGTCCCTCGGGAATCGCGTCCTCGTCGGACTCGGACCCGTCGTCGAGCAGCACTTTCCTCGACGTGGTGTACTCGAGCCGGTAGTATTCCGCCACGCGCACGGCGCGGGACGCGCCTTCATCGCCCGAGACCCAGGACGGTGTCGAGATTCCGACCGCCGAGAGTTCCTCTTCGCTGTAAGCGGCCATGGCACTCTTCGGATACCGCCGCTTATAGGTATCAAACGGCATATCGTTGACCACGAAGGCCCACTCGCCGTCTGAGCAGTCGGCTTCCTGCGCGAACGGGTCCAGGACGACGCTGCCCTGCTGGAGAATGCGCTTGATCGTAATTTTCTGATCGTAGGGGTCCTCGCTGTCCGGGTCGGGCTCGGTAATCACGCGGTAATACCCGCGGCCGGCCTTCACGGCCCGCTCAAAGGCCCAGCTCCGTGCCAGACTCGCCCGACTCTGTACCTCAATGCGACGATACAACCCCTGGAGCACCTCGGCGGTCTCTTCTTCGGCGTCGTCACTCAGGGGGTGAATCGAGACGCCCAGATGCGCGGCTTTTTCCGCGTTCAGGACGAGCTGGATCGGATGGTCGAGACTCGGGATGCTCAGCATCGGCCGTTGCGGAATCGAGACCCCGCCGATGAGCTGCGGTTTGCGCTGATCCTTGACCTCGGTGGGCCAGCAAAACTCAGGAACCTGGAACCGCAAGGCGTCGACCTCGCGGGTCCGCTGGTCGCTGTCGGCATCCGAGCCGACCTTGAACCGATCCAGTGCCTGTTGCATCTCGCTGGTCATGCGCCCATCCAATCCGTTAATGACGACTCGCCGGTCGCGTGTCCTTGCGTGTGCTGCGGCGGTCGTGGCGGCGGTCGCATCGCGTGCCGCCCGCTCAAGACCAGATACCGCGTCGCATCCATCAGGTGGTCAGCCACCTTTACGATACGCCCTTGTTCGTCGCGATGATACTTCCGAAATTCACTGCGCCAATTCGTCAAATGCTCCTGGACGACGAGTCGCCCGGAGACGAGCAGGTTCCACGTCTCGGTCAACCCGGCCTCGACGGCATTCTGCGCCGGTTCGAGCCGCAGCCCCAGCCGTCCGTAGATATCGATCAGGGCGCGTCCATCGACCTGACTACTCCCGGCGCTCGCCGGGTCAATCACGCCGCGAACCCACGTCCCACGCGCCTTGATTGCCTCGGCGTGACTCGCCGGTTCGCCCTGGCCCCGGTAGTGTTCATCATAGAGCACAATCCGCCCCGATCCGGGGTCGGTCGCCCCCCAGAGGGCCGCTGTCCGGTTCCAGCCGACATCCATGGCGTAGCAGCGTGGCCAGCTCTCGGGAATGGTCGCGGTGGGGACGAGAATCTCGCGCTCCGCAATCGGGTAAATCGCGCCCGACCCCAGACTCGGCTCCCCCTCGGTGCGCGCGGCAATCTGATAGGGCGGCGTGGTGGCCAGCAACGCCTGCCGCTCGGAGTCGTCCAGGTGCGGCACATCACGCCAGCCCGCCTGGATGAAGGTTTTGAACGCCGCCGACGCGGTCGTCTCGGGCTCCAGAAACCCCTTGACCACGTCACTCATGCCCTGGAGCGGCGTGAACGTCACCAACACAATCCCCTGGGTCGTGATGGTCCGGTAGAGAATCTCCGTGTAGACATCCTGCGGCGGTTCCTCGTCGCACCAGACGACGTGTTTGGCGGTCCCTTCAAACGATTGCCGACCCTGCTCGTAACTCTTCAGTCCGACCAGGCTCAGCCCGCCGCTGACGTGGCGAACCTGTGCCCCTTCCAGGGCACCCGCCAACCCTCGCGCCGAAATCGTCTGTTCAATCAGGTGGGCGGGCACCATGCCGGTCCCTGGGGCCTGCACACTTCCGAGCAGCTTGGCCTGGACAATATCTCGCGTGGTCTGACTATTGGTCCCCACAGCCCAGCACTCCACCGGCTCGTCAAACCGTCGCCCGGTCCACCAGTGTGGGTACAACCCTGTGAGGTGACAAGTGAGTTCGTAGGCCCCGGCTTCAGATTTCCCCACCCGGTTCGCGGCCATGAAGAGCCGTTCCTTTGTGGTGCCGGCCGCGAAAAAATCGAGGTGCTTCTGATACCGTGACCGCGCTAATGGACCGTCGCCGTCTGGATAGAACGTGGCGAATCGCGAGGTCGTACGACGCTCCGCTTCTGCGCGCAGGGCGTCCAACCGCACCCGCTCGTCCAGCGTCAGTTTAGACATCGGGCTCCGGCGGGTCGTCTGGCTCGGGGTCCGGGCTGGTCTCGACGGGCACGAGGGCGGTCTCGTCCGAGCGCGTGTCCGCCGGCAGCGCCGCCGGGGACAACTTCTCCAGTAACCCCGTCAAGGACGCTGACAACTCGATATCCGACAACCGGGACGGCTCCGTGCTCACGTCCAGGTCAATGCTCTGGCGCGCCTGCCCAAACAGGCGGTCCATAATCTGCCCAATCAACGTGGCATTCGGGGCCACCGCCGAGAGGCGATACGCCTCTTTGCCCGCATTCAACCGCTCGACCATCACCTCGGGGTCCGTGACCGTCGTCCACCGGCCCGCATCGTCTCGGGCGACCATATGCGTCACCCCCTGCGCGGCCGCGAGCTGCGCCTGCACCAGTGGCTCAAACTGCCGACTCACCTCCGCCCGCCAGAGACTCAATAACTCCTCCCGCTCTGCCGTCCGGCGGTACACCCGCGACCCCCCGGAGGCCACCGTCGTGCCCCGCGGACGCCCCGCACCCGCACGGACGCCCCCATGGCCGTTTGACGCCTTCGGCGGGACCGGCGGACGTGGAATACGCAGTGGTGCCATTGCTAGCCTGAGACGGTATCACGTTTCGCGCGCCCATGATGCAACCTACCATGCAGGATGGATAAGAGGCAAGGCACCGGGGTGCTCACGGCCAGCCTTGGGGACAAGTGGGTACAAATGCTATATCAAAACCTCAAAGTGCTTTCCGATCCAAAATAATGTTGCTGGGAAAAAAATCCCAATTTAGGTCGAATCCCAGTTAAGCCCTTATGGGCCAACAACTTACAGGGTTAGGCCGCAGAGGTCCTCCCACTGGGCCGTTGCGGGCTGCTGCCACTGGCACGCTGCAACCCCCACGAGCCAGGTGGGTTACAGGCGGTGGGTCTAATAATGGGGGTTATGTTAACTTAGGGGTTTATTTTGGCAACAAAAGCGTCAACAGATTGGCGATGTGGCCAAAAGCGTCAACCGGTTGACGATGTCGGGGTTGGGCGACTGACCTAACTCGGCCAAACCGGGCCGGGGACCCACCAACAATCAAGTTGTTGGTGGGTATTCGCGGAATCAGCAGATGTATCACATAGCCCTCCCGAGACAAACGATACAAACGATACAAGTCTCGCTGGACCCCTCCAGCCCCACATCAGTCCACCCCAGTATCCCCCTCAGACCTGCTCAGCGCGCCCCCAGTCGACTCGAGTACTGCACCCAAGGCTTGCCTATGCCGGCACGCGTAACGTGGCGTAGGGGAGCACGTCGAGGCGTCGGGATGTTTCCCTCTGTCCTAAGTCCCGACGGGTCCCGATAGTCCCGACCAGTTTCTGTTTATGATGTGGGGTCACTGGGCAACGAAGGTAATTCGACGTGTTTTTTGAAAACTCCGTGAATTACCTTCATGTGCCCTAGACGAGCGCCCAGTCATCGTCCTGGGCGGCAACGCGCTCGCGCTCGATGAGCAGCAGCGTCTGCTCGACCATGAGTAGGAGATAGGGTTTGTATTGCGTGATGGTCTGGCGTCTCTGGGGTGGGACGGGCGGGGTGATACAGAGTTCACGGGTCTGGGCATCGACGCGGAGGTCGTAGCCGTCGTTCTCTAGGCGGAGCAGGAGAGTGAGGGCCGGCACGGGGACGTAACGTCTAAAGAGCGGCACGGTGTCAGTCGTCTGGTCTGTCGGCATCAGGCTCTCCAGTGGTCCCAGTGACGGCGGCGCATCATCCGCACGTAGCGCGGTTCCTGCTCGTAGGCCCGGAGTTCAATCTGGTCGAGGTCGCCGCGATGGTTACCCATGGGGACACGCGACCGGCGCATGAGTCCACCGGGCGTATCCACGACCGGGTCGCTCAGGTCATCCTCGGGCGTGGGCCGCACACGTCGCCGAGACGGTGCACGGCGCATCGTGGCACGCCTGGACTCGCAGGGCACCAGCGTATCCCACGGGGCGTCGGGGTCTCGCTCGTCCCGGAACGGGTAGTGTTCGGCCCAGAGAGCATACAGCGCATCAAAGTCCGGGCCAGCGGGGTCAGGGGCAGGCTCAGATGGAGGCTCGGACTCAGCTGGCTGGGCCACGCGCATCGTAATGACGGTGTCCGGGGTAGGACGTGGACCCTCGTGGTACTGGCCCCAATCCGGCTCGGGATTGTCGTCGTCGTCATCCAGGGGGTGCCATGGCATAAACAATCTCACTGCGCTTTCCGTCAACTAGCCCCTCTCTATAAAGAGAGAGGGGGTCTTGTCGCCATCCTGTCGCCATCTTGTCGCCGGCTGTAACTGCTTATGTAGGCAGGGGTTGCGCCGACGAGTGGAGCAGCCGAAAAGCGACGGCGACAATCTGTCGCCAGGACTTGTCGCCACGGTCGCACCCCCATAAACATTAACGTAATCGTCCTTGGCGGCGACAAGACTGGCTGAAATCGCCCCTTGTCGCCCCTTGTCGCCACTCTTGTCGCCGGCCCGTTATTCCGCATCTTGTGACGTTAGTGTTCCGCGTCGCTGCGACAAGTGCGGGACGCATACTGGGTCAGCCCCGCCACATTCGTACCATTCCAGGACCCAGGGAACGTAGCGCCACCCGTGTATCGGCGCGGTCACTTGCACAGTACGTGAGTCGATGCGCTGGTAGGGGCGGCCACAGGCGGGACAGGCACTCGGCAGCGGTGTTTTGACTATCCCCACTTATCCCCACTGGTCGGCCATTGCATCGGCGATGCCTTGATAGGTCCGGCTACGCTCTCGCCAGCGGGCTGGCCCCGGTGCCATTTTGTGGATACGGTCAGCCCGACCTGCGACAATATTGGTCGGGGTGAGTAGAGGTTCCAGCCATCATTGAGAATGTCTAGCACTGACCCTTGATAATGCTCCCCGTGGTCGGTCTCACTGGGCAGCAGATCACACGATACAGCGTGATGTCCGGCCTTGGTGAAGGCGTCTCTGACGATCCCGCTATATTCACAGGCGACCAGCACTTTCATTGGTTCTCATCCTTCTTGGCGGCGGTATCTGTCGGGACTGCCCGCCCACCACTGACGGGACAGGCACTCGTGGGGTGCATCATGACGCGTCCGCTGGGGGGTCCTTCCGCATGGCGCGCACGTCGAACGTGACCAGCAATCCGGACGCATACCCACACAG